TACCCGACGACTCCAGCTCGAAGGGGGGTGAGTGGCCGACATGGGGTCTTTAGACCCCTGGCCACGGAAGGGCTCTGCCCGGCCCCCCAAGAGGTGGTGCAACAACCCCCTCTGAATTCGCTCTAGTCACCAGTTCTCTTGAGAACTCAGTATTACTTACTAGAGCGAATTCTCTTCTCACACTTACCTAAAATGCGTGAAACTATTGCCACTGTGTCAGCTGGTACTTTGGGATATATTACCAATGGTATTAGAGGAGCAAAGAAGGCTGTGAAAGTTTACAAAAAAGTTTCAAACATGGTGAAAACTCGTTCTCAAACTGCTCGTTCTAAATCTCGTGGTAGAAGTCGGTCGGTTTCAGTTAAAGCTGGAAGTAGAAGTAGATCTTCTAAGTCTGGTTCCGTCTATTCAGCTCGTTCTACGTCTGTTGGTTCGTGGAAACCGTCAGTTCTAATGAGACCTTATCGGAAACGAGCTGCTAAAACTAGAATTACTCGTGGATTTAAGAATAAAGTTCATAAGGTTTTAGCACAAGAAAACCCTAATGGTGTTTATCGTAAACGTTGGGTAGCTACTTTATCTGCAGCTACTAGTGGAACTCAAATTTGTGCTCAAGATTCTTATTATGGAGCGGATTTGACAAGTGGTTCTGATTTTAGATTTTTTAACGAAGCCCGTTTAAAAGATGCTGCTTCCATTCTATTCAATGGAAAAACTAAAGGTATCGATTATGGTGTAACTACTAATAATTTTGCTTCGGAAGGATTTAAATATCATTTGAATGGTGCAGAGGCATCCATGAAAATTTTTAACAATAGTCCTTCTATTTATGAGATGGTTATTGTTAAATGTAGTAGCAAAAAGAATTCTAGTAGTTCTCAGACAGCATATGCTCGATATGTTGCCGCAATGTCTGATTTACAACAAGCTGGTGGTACTGCTGTGGGTGTCACGTATGCAACAGTTCTTCCAACAATGATTCCTCAAATGAAAGAATATTATAATATGACTACTTATCGCAAGGAATTGCATCCAGGTAATACTTTTAAAGTACGTTCCTTTTTGAAAGCCCAGGAGCTTGATTGGGAAAAGTATGAAGATAATGGTACCAACGCTTACTTTATTCGTAACATTTCAGTTGAGTACTTTATTATTTATCGTGTTATTCCCAATTGTGGATCTGCTGATAGCAGAACCTATTCTGGGCGTAGAACTGTTGACAATACTTCGTCTTGTTTAACTGTTGAATGTAATGAATACTTTAGTTTGTCAGCTCCTCCAAATACACCAGTAGCCAACAATATTGATCAATATTGTTGGTTTTATTCAGATTCTGCAGGTGCCTCGTATACTCCATTGAATTATACTAAGGCAGTGACCACTTTAAGCGCAATCGTTTAAATAAATTTAAAATTCTTTTATTACTAGTCTTCTTTCTAAAGCTAAATAAGTTTCTTGATCGAGTTCAGGATACCATTGATTAGGGTGTATATTACTAGTAATCCAAAAGGTAGTAGCCATTAACGGAGTGGAGCTACCTTTAAGCTCAACTCTGACCGGATAACGATCGAGCCAGCGTAAAAGATGGGATATATCGATAGAGCCTCGAAATTCATCGATGATAACACACTGTTGAGAACGGTAACCGCACCAAAACTTCGTGCGTGGATCTTTAGCATAAGCATCAAGTCCTGCATGTTCCCAAGCCGTCTTTGACTTCCCAGTTCCAGTCTTACCCCAGAACACATTACAGCTTCGTTCGACAGCAAGCGGTTGTAGGTAGTCGCTACGGATCTTGCACAACGAGGAGTAAAAACGTACAAAAATATCACTTGGGATCTGTTCAAACTCTCCGGCAGTTGCCTGACTACGAACAAGATCCCAATCTGTAATTGATTGTCGCTTGATCGGCTTTCTTCCATATTCAAACGGTTCAGCAATTCTTGATTCCAGTTTTGTGCAGTATTGTTCTGCTGCTGTTGATCTTGAGAGTTCCCAGTGGCCGATAATCGGATGCCATAAGGTGACAACCGCCGCCAAAGAAGTCTTCTTGCTGGTGGAGAAACAGACCTGATAATGTTCGAATCCACCGTCGCCCTTCTCCAATTGCCCGCAGATCCAGGAGATTCCCTTCGGTAGACAGGGTTGCCATCCAGATTCTCTGGCAATGGTTCCCAACCAGTAGATTCCCTGTCGTCGCTGTCCACTGACACTGTGTCGTCGTCGCTGATTAGTATTGGAGTTTGAGGTGGAGTTGGTGGAAGATTCATTTGTCATGATCTTCCATTGAATTCTCAATTCTTATAGCGGAGCTTCGGCCGAAGGCGCAGTCGACTCATTGACTACGCTTTGATCACGCTTTGACCACACTGACCTTACACAGACAGTGCACGGACATACCCCCTCGCCTTTGTTTAATCGGAGGAGGGGTGGGGCCCCGCTTGCGGGGTACCCGACGACTCCAGCTCGAAGGGGGGTGAGTGGCCGACATGGGGTCTTTAGACCCCTGGCCACGGAAGGGCTCTGCCCGGCCCCCCAAGAGGTGGTGCAACAACCCCCTCTGAATTCGCTCTAGT